TCTCAGCCTCGCTCTTGTTGATGACGAGCTTCTTGTCCTTGCCGTCGTAGCCGAGCGGGACGGTGCCGCCGGTCCATTTGCCCTTGCGCCTGCTGGCCGCGATCTTGTCCCGCACCCGTTCGGAGGACAGTTCCCGCTCGAACTGGGCAAAGGACAAGAGCACGTTCAGGGTCAGCCGTCCCATCGACGTGGTCGTGTTGAACTGCTGGGTGACGGCCACGAACGAGATCGATCTGGCGTCAAAAGCCTCGACCAGCTTGGCGAAGTCGGCAAGAGAGCGGGTGAGGCGGTCGATCTTGTAGACCACCACAACATCGACTTTGCCGAGCTCGATATCGCGGAGAAGTTTTTTCAGGGCAGGGCGGTCGAGATTGCCGCCGGAGTAGGCGGGATCGTCATAATGCTGGGGTAGGACCTTCCAACCCTGCGAGGCCTGACTTTTGATGTAGGCCTCGCAGGCCTCGCGCTGGGCATCCAGCGAGTTGAATTCCTGCTCCAACCCGTGTTCGGTCGACTTGCGGGTGTAGATGGCGCAGCGCAGAATTTTTCGGTCTTCAGCGGTCATCGGCTTTGGGGTCCTTATCCTTTCCGCTTGCGGATGAGCGTAGCCCAAAGAACCGGGGACCATTCCATTTGGTGCCGGTGATCTCGAAAGCGATTTCGGAAAGGCTGGAATAGGTTCGCCCCTCCCAGGCAAACCCCTTTTCCATCACCACGACCCGGTAGGATTGGCGATTCCAAGTCCGCACCAATTCGGACCCGGGCTTGATCCGTCGGGGCAACTCTATTCGGCCATTCGGTTTTGCCTGCGCCGCCTTCACCAAGTGATCGAGTAATCGCTGGTGCTCGCGAGGGAGGCCGCCATAGGCCTTCTCCTGAATCCGATGCGCGATACTGCGCCTTAGCAGGTCCGGACCGAACGCCTTTGGCGGCTCGGCCCGGAACACCTCGCGGTATCGTTTTCGCAGATCTGCGATTGGTGTCGTAGGCAGCCGATCCAACTCGGCCTCGACCGCTGTTTCGGCCGGTTTGTTTGCCAGACTTGGCCGCGCGGACATCACCGAACCCGACTCGTCGTGGTGATCCGATAGACCCGTTGGCCGTCGACCTTGTCGGAGAGAAGGTTTAACTTGAGCTTCTTCTTGACGACGCCCGCAAAGAAGCCGCGCACCGAATGCTGCTGCCAGTTTGTGGCCTTCATGATTGCGGCGATGGTCGTGCCCTTGGGCTGGCGAAGCAGTTCGAGCACGGCTCCCTGCTTGGATGAGGCACCGGCCGATTTGGCTGACGTCCCCTTCGGCGTCGCGGCTTTCGTCTGGATGAGACTTCGCTCGGCTGACCGGGCCGATCGCGATGTCCGCGCGATATGCTTTGCGGATTTTGATTTGGGTTTCCTGGTGGCCATCTGGCTCTCCCTTATGTCAACGACAGCATCGGGTGCTGCCACTGACACAAGCCCCGCGATTTTGCGGGGCCAGGAGGAAGCCCAAGAATTACTCTTGCGACAGCCTGTTCAACAGCGATGCCGCATCATGCAGACGACCGGCTTCGTAGACCAATTGCTCGATGTCCATCGAAACGGAAACACCCTCCGCAACCCTATTCGCGCAGGCGGCAGCCTTGGCGATCTGCGCCGCCTCACCTGGGCGGGAGCGGACTCAGCCAAAGCAAGCTTTGATGGGGGACAGTGACGCTCCGGGCGCTGCGGAAGTCGAGCGAATTCGGAGCAATTTTGTGGCTCTTATTGCGCTTTTACGATCACGAACGTGCTGACGCCCGCCAGCAAAGTCCCTATGCCGCCGCCGCAAGAACGCCTAGTCCTACTTTCGACTCACACCCAGTTCATGCTCGTATCGTAGCCTGAGGGCTCATACGCCAGCGCCTGGCTGATGCTATCCACCTGGTCGTCGGTCCGTGCTTGTGGGAACGCTAACAATTCGGCTTCGAGCTCCGGCAAAAACGATGCGCCACTAGGGAAGTGAACGCGACCGTCAGCAAACTTGGCTTGCTGAATGTAGAGTCGGCCAATCTTGTCCCGGTGGACCGGAATAGGATTGACGTAGTAGTCGAGGGTTTCCTTCAGATCCTGGGCGAGCGCGATACCCGTGGATGCTTCTTCAATCAAAATCTCGTCCGGCTTGAAATGCCCCGCTAGTGCCACGGCTGTGTCTCTCAACTGCGGATATTCATAGCGGCCCCGGGTCAAATCGAGCAGATAGAAGTGCTCATCGATGACCAACCAGGTGGTGCAGACGGACCAGTCATTTTGGGCGCCGTCCTTGGCGGCAGTGTCCCAGCTCTGGATCACCTTCGCCTCGTAAGTTCGTTCAGGAAGTTGGTCGTAATACCGTAGCCAAACCCGCTTAATCATGGCGCCGCCGGCGGGAACGGGCGATTGTTGATACTGGGCCTCGAACACGTCCGGACCCATGATGTGTTGCTGCTTGCGTATTGTATCAAGTGACTCCAGCTCTGGGTGGAGCGCTTCGCCGATCTGCCGGTGATAAATTTCACCGTTACCAATCGGTATGTTTTCTTCCGCCTCGGCAATAGCAGGTAGACTCAATATTTCCCAATCGTCAGGGGAGTTCGATAGAAAACCTGAGAGATCGTCCATGTGCACGCGTTGCATGACGACGATGATCGCGCCGGTTTGCTTGTTGTCGAGCCGTGACATGAGTGTATTGGACACCCATTGGTTTAGGCTGTTGCGACGAAGCTCCGATTGTGCATCCGCCGGTTTCTGTGGATCGTCGATAATGAAGAGGTCCCCGCCGAGGCCAGTCAAAGGCCCCGATACCGAGGTCGACTTGCGAAAACCGCGTTTGGTTGTGACTAATTCGCCATCGACGCTACGCAATATCTGCAATTTACGAAAGGCTCGTTTGAACCAGGGAGCGTGCACAAGGGAACGGAAGTCGCTGGCATGCTTGGCGGAAAGGTCATCGCCATAGCTGATCGCAAAAATTTTACGCCATGGCTCATGTCCCAAGAGGAATGCCGTAAAAGCCACTGTGACGGTAAGTGACTTGAGGTACCGCGGCGGCATGTTGATGATCAGGCGGGTGATCTCGCCGCGGCGGATCCGGTCAAGCTGGTAAGCAATCGCCTTAATGTGCCAGTTCGGAAGGTATGTCGCGCCGGGATTTAGGTACAAAAAGCACATTTGCAGAAAGCATTCGAAATTGGTGCGCAAGATATAGTCGAGCGCTTGTTGCGTTTTTTTCACATCTTGTTTCATTGCGAATCATCCTCTTTTTTTGGATTCAACTGCAGGCCCTTCAAATAAGTCTCCAGCACCGTTGTCCCCTCTTCACTGAGACCGGCCACGTCAGGTTCGTTAACGGTCATTTCGTGATGGCGGTTGAGGAGGAAGGCCGCACTCTTGGTGTTGCCTTTCAGGCAATCCTCGGCGATCCGACGCAGGATTGCTTCGTGGACGGTGATCTTTCGCGTCTTACCGCGGTCGTTGAGCCCGATCTTTTGCTGAAGCAGTTCGTGCAGAATGGTCGCCTCGCTCTTGGCGCCTTTGGGTCGGCCCTTCGGATTGCCGCTTGTGCCTGGTTTGAACTGATGGGCGCGGGGAGGCTTTCCGTATCCGACGTCGTCGTCGGCGGCAGTGGGCCGGTGACTATTCTTGATCGGGGGTTTTGGCTTCGTCCGTCCTCTCATTTTTTCCTCCCCCGTTTGATGGAGGAGCGCGCAGCCGTGACTTCGTCGAAGGTCTGGCCGGTCGCCTTCAGGATTGCGTCGCGCTTGGTGAAGTCCACCCAGCGCCGAATTGCGGCATCGACGTAGAGCGGATCGATCTCGAGCCCGTAACCGCGTCGACCGACCCGCTCGGCGGCAAGGATGGTCGTTCCAGACCCCATGAAGGGATCGAGAATAATATCGCCACGACGCGAGCAGTCGCGCATGGCGTCCGCGACGAGAGCAACCGGCTTTACAGTTGGATGAATTGCCAGTTCGTCAAGGCGGCCAGCACGGAACGAATTGACACCGGCGTAGCTCCAGACGTTGGAGCGGGAACGTCCATGCCGGCCGAGTTCGATGTTGTTTTGGTGCGGACCGTCGCCGTTCTTGAACACCAGGATCAGTTCATGCTGCGATCGATAAAAACTGCCCTGACCTGCATTAGTCTTGGCCCAAACAACGAGGTTCTTGAGTTCGCTATAGACCCCCTTGCCTGCAGCCAGGGCCTCGCCCAAATGCCGCCAATCCATACAGACGTAATGGATAGAGCCGGCTC